AAGGCTACAGCGCCACAGTCAACATTTGCCGAAACTGTAAAAAAAAAATCTTTAAGTGAAAAAGTAATAAAGCCAACACAGAGGGAACGAGAATTTGGAAGGCAATTAAACGGCTTAATGGATTTTCTTGATGAAAGTTACAATGCACATGAAGAAGTTTTAATAAAAGCAGAAGAGAAATATAAAAAGGTTTTAAGCACAATTTATGATGCAGTCGACACCACAAGAATTGACGGCATTGTTGTTATTGATTCAACGCCTAAAAATAGGCAATTAATGAAAAAGGCAATATCGGCAATCGATGAAATTACAAAAGTTTACCTAAAAGATAAGCTCATAAATTCACCGCTTCAAGATAAGCTCTTCAATGGAGTCGAGAAATTAGCAGTGCAAAATATAAAGGCAAATCAACAATACCTTGCTGACATTAAAGTTGATCAAGCTAAATTCAACAGCTTTATTGCTGGCCACATCTCTAACATTGATGGAGTTACATTCAACGAACCTAGAAGGCTCAAAGAAGAAGTAATTTTAAATTTTGGCACAAAGGTTAGGCTTGAACTTGCCAAAAATCAGGCTGAGGCGGTTTCTTTTAACAAAAATATTTTTAAATTATCTGTTGTGACTCATGCACAATCGGCATATAGTGGAATAATTTATGATCAAGCAATCAAAGACGGCTTCACCTTTTTTAAAGTCGTTGTTCCTCCAAATAGATTAAAAGACGTTAAGCCTTCAGGATTCACCGCTGGAATATTATTTGGTATTTATACTGTTGCACAGCTCAACGCAATGGCTAATGAAGCCACGGAAGGAAAGAACACAAACGCTGTCAGTGGCATGGGTATGCATCATTCATCGTTTGAGTTTTATTATGCAATTGCATCTACAGAGCTTGAAGAAGAAGAAGAAATCGCTAAACAGCAAAAAAAAGAATTTACAGAAATGAGTGAATAACTGTATAATGTAAACGTAGGAGCAACCAAGAACTTGAAAATTTTTTTAAGTGGACAATGTGCCGTTTGGTTGCTCTTTCTGTGCATTGTCTGCTGAAATGAACTTTTAAGACAAAGCACATGAAAAAAAGATTTTCGTTCAATGAGTGGGTTCAGACTGGCGAATTTAATCCAGACGGAGAGTTTGAAATACTAACTACAGCCAAGCAATACGATTCAAGATATGGCGAATTTCAATATTCTATAGAAGAGTTAAGGGAGATGGCGGAAAATTTCAACAATAATGTTGTTGGCACTGAGCTGGCTGTTGATCTTAATCATGATCAAGATTGTATTGCCCTTGCATGGATTTTGCCAAACTCAATGAGGGTTGCAGAAAGTTCAAAGTTAGCTGGTCAATATTCTCTTTACTGTAAGCTCTATAAATTCACGCCAAAAGGAGAAGAATATTTAAAAACTGGCGCGGTTCGTTATTTTAGTGTTGAGCTATGGCTCACAATGGAAAGGGTTATTAATGGAACTAAAAAAGTTTTCAAAAATGTTTTGCGTGGTTTAGCTTTAACTAACAGGCCAGTTGTTAAGGATATGGCACCGACATTTTCGGAAAAAAATATAAATCATAACTTAAAAAACATGAATAAGTTTAAAGAATTATCAGAGGCTTTATTGGCTAAAGATAAAGTGACAATTGCAGAATTGTCAGAACTAAAGAAACTTGCTGATGAGGCTGTCGAGGCTGATGAAGCAGTTAAAGAAGAAGTTGAAACTGTAGTTTCCGAAGTGGAGGCGAAGGTTGAAACTGAAGATGAAGATGAAACGGAAGATCAAAAAGCAGATCTTTCTGAAATCGTTGATACAGCTGTTAAAAAAGCTTTATCAGAGATGTCAAAATCATCTTTCACAACTGAAGAGGTTGCGGTTCTATTAGCTGATGCAACTAAAAACGCAGTTCAAGAGCCATTAAGAAAACTAAATGAAGCCTTGGATGTTGCAAGAGTTCAAAAGCTCAGCGCACAGGTCAACGCTTTAAGTTTCTCTGAGGATAAAAGTGTTGGAATCAAAGCAGGAGAAAAGGATAAAGTTTTAAACTTTGTCAAAAAGCTTTCTGACAAACTGGCTGCTGAATACTTTGAGATTCATCAAAATGCTTTCACTTCTGTTGACCTTAGCGAACATGGCCACGCTGAAGAAGCAGAAAATGCTGGAACTGATGAGATTCAAAAAGAACTAGAATCAAAAGCAACTGCATACTCAGAAAAAAACAACATCAAATATACTGATGCAGTAAAGAGAGTTTTAGCTGAAGATGAAGAACTGGCTAAAAAAATTCAAAAGGCTTATAAATCAGCTTAAATTATTTTATTAAAAACTAAAAAACATGAGTAATACATTTGGAAATCCTTCTGTCGGGACATTCATTCAGGAAGACGCAACAGTTAATCCTTACAGATTAGTAAAACATGGAACAGATGATCAAGAAGTCGTTGCAGCTGCTGGAACTAATGCGCTAATCGTTGGAGTAGCAGATGAAACTGCAGATGCAACAGCTGGCAACGCTGTCGGCGTTGTAGTTCAGGGTGTGGCTAAACTTTGCATTGCTTCAGCTTCGACAAAAGGCGGTGCAATCACTGGAACAACTGGAGGAAAAGGACTTGTCACAACAACACAAAATCAATATTGCGTTGGATGGCTACTTGAGACAACAACAGCCTCAAATCAAGTTGCAAAAGTTCTTGTTAGTCCGTTCTTATATCCGACAGTTTCTTAAATTAACCTTTAACTAAAACATAAAATGATTAGAAAAAATAATTTGTTTGTATCTCCTCTTTTGACTTCACACTCATTGAAGTATACAAACGATAACTACATCGCGGAGAAAGTGATGCCAGTGGTTCAAGTTAAAAAAGCAACTGGACAAATTGCAACTTACGGAATGGACAATTTAAGAATTGCTAACTCTCTGAGAGCTCAAGGTTCAAGTACTAATGAAGTAAACCACACTGTCACAGTCGGAAGCCATTATATTCTTAAGGAACACGCTTTAAAAGAGCTTGTAACTTGGGCAGAAATGGAAAACGCTGACACTCCTATTACTCCAAAGCTTGACGCAACTGAAAACATCGTAGAAAGAATGTTTGTAATTAAGGAAAAGGCACTTGCTGACACTTTGTCAAACACGAGTGTTATTAGCCAAAATGTCACACTTTCTGGAACTGACCAATGGAATGATTACGTTAATTCTTCACCAGTTCAAGATATTACAACGGCAATAAATGCTGTTCGTGCTGGAAGCGGAAGAAAACCAAACACTTTAATTTTTGGATATTCTGTTTGGGCTACTTTGCTTCAACATCCTGATTTTGTTTCTCGCGCTGAAGGTGCTGTTTTAGTGACAGCCGCAGTTCTTGAAAAAATTGTACTCACTGCTTTCCCTGGAATCACACAGGTTCTAGTCGGCGATGCTCAATATAATTCAGGCGTTGAAGGTGGAACAGATGCACTTGCTGACATTTGGGGGAAAGTTTGCGTCGTTGCTTATATTGACCCCTCTCCAAGACTTAAATCAAGATCACTTGGATTTACTTATCAGATGAAAGCTGCGAGAACAGTTGATGAATGGCCAGAAAAAGACCGTAAGGGTGATTATGTCCGCGTCACTGATGAATATGATCAAAAGCTTGTTGATGAGAAATGTGCGTACTTGATTAAAAACGCAATAGCTTAGTTTTAAGGTTTAACGCTAAAACTAATAAATGGTCTTTCTGGGGTGTTTCGCCTTAGTAAACACTCCGAGCAATTAACCAAAAAACCATGAGAAAATTTAGAACTAAACTATCCGCTCCAAAATTGGAGATTCCAAGATCAAAAACATTAGCTCAATATGACTATGATCGAAAACATACATGCGAGCGTTTTTCTGATAACGCTGTCACAGCTAAAATTGGCGGTGGTGCAGCAACTGGACCAGCAGGCGATGAGAATGTTTTATTAACAGCGGAGAATGCTTTTGAATATACAACTATCGGGACTCAAAAAAATATTTCACCCAGCAAGTAATCTT